TGAATCTGTTGTAACATTACTTATTAAATAAACTTTTTGAGTTGCTGGAAATTGAGCTATACGTATTGCACCGTGAGCCCCTGTTAGTCGAATATGTGAGTTTCTTGCTTGATTGGCTGACTGCGATTGAGGACCGTCAGCATTAGTGAGTGTAGTTACAGCGGCATCTCCGCAGGCAACGCTTACAATCCCTGCTATAGCAAACTCTATAGATTGTGAAAAATTATTGTTTGTAATAGTTCCCCAAGTACCAGAGTTTTCCCCATTTACTTGTAGTTCTATTCTTAAACTTGTTGAATATGTAGACATTTAATCTCCTAAGTAAGTATTATCTATTATTATAAAGTTTGTCAAAACTTTTTATGCAGCTTTAGTCACTTCTACCCAACTGATAGCGCTGTTTGAATCATCAACAACATTCCAACCTGTAATGTCAATATTTCCAGTTGAGATTGTAGCTTGTACTCCTGTTAAAGTCAAGGTGGAGCTTGCTGTAATAATTGGATTACCAAGGGAGCTTGTAGCTTGTACTCCTGTGAAAGCATAAGAAGATTCTTGTGTCGCTTGCCCTACAGCCGATGTTGCGGATTGTCCTGTCGGTGTAATACTTACAGATCCAATGAAAGTTATATCACCTTCAGAAGCTGTTAGTGCATTTCCTGTTGCTGTTACATTTCCTGCCCCTGATATCGTTGCAGCTCCTATAGCCGACGTAGTACCTACCCCTGTTGCCGTAACAACGCATGATCCTGATACTGTTTCTGTTCCAAGACTTGCTGTCATTGGATTACCCGCAGGTAAAACACTTGGACTAATCTCAATTATTGGAGTTCCTAAACTAACATCTAGTTCTGGTTCACTTGATGCTACAACCGTTATTGTTGCATCAGCCGTTATAGAATAAGTTCCAATTGAAACTGCGGAACTTACGCCTGTTACAAATATAGATGTACCTACTGTTCCCACAGCAGAAGACATTCCTGCACTTGTTATTGTTGGAACAACACTACCAGCAAAACCCATATCTCCAGCAGTGGTCGTTGCACCTGCGCCTGTTAGGGCATATGAAGTTTGAAGTGTACCCCATAAATTATCTCCCCAACCAATAGCTTCGCCAGTAGATCCATTAAAGGCTCTTCCCCAACCACTTTGAAAACCAGTTGTTACGAGAGTTGTTCCGTCACCAATAGCGGATGTTAATCCGATGCCTGTTGCCGTAACAACGCATGATCCTGTGACAGATGTTGGTGTATTAGTATTTGATTGTAGTTGTTGGCCTACAACAGTTAAAGTTTGTCCACCCGTTGCTACAGCCGTACCTGTAGCGGACGTAGTACCGAGACCCGTAAGTGTTACATTACACGTACCCGTAATAGTTGGGGTAGTGGTTGCTGAAGTGAGGCTGACACCCGTTGCTTCGACAGGAGCGTATTGTCCCCATGTACCACTGCCCCAAGTTTGTCGGCCCCATCCTTGGACGGTGGCCATAAATTATTTCCTTATGCTATTCTTAGAATTGCAGCGGTAGCTTCAGCAGCAGGGAATGTAATTGTAAACGTTCCTGATGTTGAAGTTTTAACTCCACCAAAATCTAAAACACAAACAGCGGCATTAGTAGTTAGACCTGTTACAGTTGAGCTATTGTAAATTACAGCAGCCTGTGCAGAAATTGTTGCACTTGTAAATGATAAGTCTGGTGAGAAATCACAAACAGCAGTATCACTTGATAATACAGGTGTTACTGACGTTAGAGCTCCTCCGCCTTCTGCGTAAGTTCCTGAAGCCGCTACCTCATCGGTTTGCTGAAATACAGTTGTTGATTTTGATAACGTCGCTTCTGCGTCGTATAGTGCTAGTTTAAAAGCGTTCCCTGTCGTAGCCGTAAAATTGTGTAGGCCTTTCAGGATCTCCACTTTAAAACTGTTAGATACAGCTTGAGTAATTGCCATAATAATATCTCCTATGGGTTCCTTGATTCGAGAGGGATACGAATAACGCCGTCCCGAAATTCGTCTCTACGGTCACGCCCCATCTCATATGTAGCGAGAGCCTGCATAGACTGATTAAACATTTTATCATAGTATTGTATCATATCCGCTGGACCTTTCAAGTATCCAAGTGCTTGTAAAATACAACCATATAAAAGCACGTTCGGAGCATTTTGACTTAACCAAGTAGACGTTTGTGTACTGGATAAACCATCAGGCTTGTACGTGTATGCGAGCTCACATGTTAATGCAGCGTCCGGGGTTGGTGCGATATAGTGCGTGTTGTCGTCCCACATAGCATAATACTTAGGAACTCCTGTCGCTGTTCTATCAGGCCAATACTCATTCATAAACGAAATATCTTTCTGTAGCAAGAACGTTCTCTCGGGAGTTGCTGAAGCAGCATCGTAGGTTTGAACAAATCGTGTGTTTTGCCAGTCCCCTGGCAAAGGTAAAAAAGCATTACCTATAGTTAATGTAGCATAATCATATTTACGGTAATAGGTAAGATCAACAGTTCTTAGAACTTGATCCTCTATAGATTCTATAAAAGGTGTAATAACAGTATCAGGTAAAACGGAAGTTGTTGTTTCTGTATAATTTCTTACATTATCATTTAAATCTGAATACTCGGTCATGATGTACTCACCGTAACATTTCCAGTTCTACTTATCAATGCTATTGGCCGCATTGGTTGTTGCATACTTAATGGCATCATACTTTTTCGAGTTCCTACATAAGTTGCTCCATTAGCATGATATGCAGTAAACGATTCATCTAGTGTTTGAAAACTGTTCACGGCTAATCCATCTCCACCACTATTATATTGTCCTAATGGTATATCATCAGCGTTAGTTATAGCAGGTCCTTGTGGTCCTCCTAAAAAAACTCTTGCAGAAACAACTTGTGGTTTTGCGTGTGATAAAGATTGGGCATCAGTAGGATGATTAGTAGGGTTTAATAAAGGAGATTTAGGCTCGTATTCTGAAGTATGAACCCAGGATCCTGTCCATTCTTGAACCATTTCATTATATGGATAAGCTCGTCCATCTCGATCAGAAATACGTAAGGCAAATTTTCCTGATGAATATCTAGCCATTAATATGTTCCTGCTGTTATACCTATTTTTGGTACAAAGTGAGAACTTACATTTCCTCTATTAGTATCAGCAGCTCTTCTAAATTCTTCTTCATAAACTATTTTTAAAATTTGTGTTCTTTCAGGGGCATATTTTAAAGCAATATAATAAGCAAGCCCTGCTGTAAGACACGGTAAAAAAGAAAAAGGAATTTCATTATTGTTTGTATAAGCCCCTGAATCTTTCATTCGAAGCATTGCATAAAAAACTACAGTATAAGCTACATCTGCCGCAGGATATAAATACAAAGTAGGATTAATAGTTTTTTCAAAATAATATTGTGTTGGTCTCCCACCAGAAGTTTTAACTGTATAATTTAAATAAGTTGAACGACTAATAGGCGAACACGAATATTCATTATTATTAGAATCACGAATAACTAGATCTGTAATTTCTACAATTTCAGATGCTGCATTAGCACCTGCTCCAAATAGGGCTGTTCCTGCTAAACTAGTAATAGTAGCGGCAAGCGCAGCAGTTTGTTGTTGTATAGTCCAAAGATTAAGTCCTCTATTAGACCATTCAGCTAAAAGAAGATTAAGAGAACGACGAGCGGTTTTAAGTTGGTATCCTGTACGATCTTGTAAACCGCATCGTTCAAAAGCTTCTTCTATGATTTCATCAATAGATAAATCAAAGGTAGATGTAGTAGAGTAAGTGGGCATTATTTCTTAGCTTTTTTCTTTTTAACTTTACCGCCTTTTTTCATTCTTGGTGCAGTCATTAATTCAGTTGGCATACGCTTAGATCTTTCGTCTACGCCATATCCTCTTGAGTACATCATGTCCCCGGTACGGCCGCCCATATTCATTTTTGGTACTTTAGTTTTTTTGTAGTTTTTTTTACCTATCATAGTAGATCTCCTTTAATAGACTTGTTTTTTATAATTTATCAGAAGCTTACTATAATTACCATAACTTTTTAAGAGAGCATTCCTACTACCCATAAAATGGAATAACAAGTTAAAAAGAAAGTTACTGGTTCCATTAATCCTCGTATTTGTCTTTAATTATTTTATATATTTTAAGATTACCTTCTGCATCTTCTTTCAGTTCTGCTGTTACAAATCCACAGGCATAACGAATAGTATTAACTCTATTATCCGATAAATTTCTCTCTGCTTCTCGTTTTATCTTTAAACATTTTGATAGGTTGTTTCCCTCAACGAGCATATGCCCATCCAAACTTCCGTTGACAAACATACACAAAGCTATCACCTCTTTAATCATCATATTTTAATCCTCCGTTTTGTCTTACTTTATCTTTTAAAACTTCAATACTCGACTGGGCTTGTTCCATGTCCATTTTGAGTCTATCTATATTTACTTTATTATATTTCAATTCCTCTACTTGTTCTTGAAGTTTCTCAAACTGTCCTGAGAGATGCTCTATAAGCATAAACTGTTCACTATCTGCTGGCAACGAGCCTAATTCACCTCTTGGCCATTTAATACGGAACTCTGTGTTTTTTGTGAGATCGGCCTCCATAAGGGTGTTTCTCGTCTCAACATTGTTAAGCCTTTCTTGTATTCCGAAAAAGGCGTAGACGCCGATTCCGACGGCAGCGAGAATCGATATAAGATTACGCATAGGCATAGACACACTAGTTCTATCCGATACATCAAATCTATCTTTGGCCATCTAACATTTCCATCTTTTCCTTGCTTGCCTTAGCCTCGAATTAGGATCTTTAGCTGCGCTAGGAAATTTCTTTGCTTGACCTGCACTACGTGCACAATATGACTTGCGTCGATTTGCAGCTTTGGAACCTTTTTTAACTTTTCCTGTTACAGCCGTTTTTAATTTAGAACTGGGGTTATCTCGACGA